TACTATGCTTCACTGCAGGGGGCTGCATAAGGTCGAACATTCTTGAGAATAAAGTGTAAACCAATATTGACAATATCAAAGTTTTATCAGCGTCCATAACAATACGCATCTTCTTACCATGCAGATAGTTGGAAAGATTGGAAAGTGTTGCAGTCCAATCTCTTGCACCATTTAACAGGGAAAAAGTAAATGATAACTTCCTGTTTTCAAACTTCACATCATCACCCAACGCATCAGTCAGATCAAGGTCACCATTGCGACCAATTACACTGACTGATTCTGTTTTAGGTGTAGGCAATCCGATTTCTTTTGAAGAAAGGATAAGCCCAAAATCTTCATAACTGTGTTTAATTCCAAATGTAACACCCTGAATCAAGGCTTATCTTCTCCCTTCCTTATCAAAAATCTTACCAAGTTCTTCATCCATTGCCGGGGCAAGTTCACCTGCAAGCACTCCTGTATCTGTTACCAGTTTCAGGTTCGCAAGCTGTGGAATGAAAGGCATATAACTTTCAAGGATTGTAAGAATCCGGTCAAGTTTTTCCAGTAATGAAGCGTTTTCCTCATTAACCGCTACCCTGATCATATCCATAAGGCTTTGTGTTCCGACAACCGTTTCACTTCCGGCTTCACCACCTGCCAAGAACTGATTTGACTTAGCATTGTAACCGAAAATAGTCGGCTGATTCATGATCATACCATCGTCCATTGCTTTCTTATACCAGTCAATACCAAAGTGCGGTACACTTGGCGGTGTCAAGCTGAAAGAACCACTGATTGAAATGTGTGGTAATTTCAAATGTGGCAATGACCACGAAAAATTGAAGAAACTTTTAATTCTGTTTATAGCGTTACTTACAATGTTCTTTGCACCTTCAAAGATGCTGCTGAACTTTTCCTTAATTGCACCAAGTATATTTGATATTGTGGATTTTGCAGCATTCAGACCACTTGAAATAGTGGACTTCACACCGTTGATCACATTAGATACCGTTGACTTGATACTGTTCCAAACACTTGTAAAGGTTGATTTAATGCTGTTCAGTATACTTGAAATAGTAGACTTAATTGCATTGAACACACTGCTGATTACTGACTTAATCGAATTGATCACATTGGTCACAGTCGTTTTGATTGCATTCCAAATATTTGTAATCGTAGTCTGAATTGCATTCAGCACTGTAGAAATGGTTGATTTTATCGCATTCCATACAGTTGTAAATGTATTCTTGATACCTTCCAGTATTGGCTTAAGGAATGAAACAATGGCATTCCATACGGTTGTAATAACCGTCTGAATGTTGTTGATTGCGGTTGATACCGCTGTTTTTATTGCTTCCCATATTGTTGTAAATGTATTTTTAATACCGTCCAATATAGGGGTCAGGAATCCAACAATAGCATTCCAAATATTGCTGATGGTGGTTGAGATTGCATCAAGGGCTGTTGATACAGCGTTCTTGATAAACTCCCAAGCTGCAATGATATATTCCTTGCAGTTTTCCCATATAAACATCCAAGGCATTGTGATGATCTGAAATGCAGCACTGATGATTTCACCAATAAACATGATGGCAACCTGTACCGCATTCTTGATTGTTTCCCACACTGCACTTACAGTATCAGCTATTGCAGTAAACACATTGGTTACTGTTTCTTTTATGGCATCTATTTTTTCAGATATTGCCGTTTTGATGTTCTCCCAAGCCTGTTTGATTGAATCAACTAAACCTGTGAAGAATCCTTTGATTGCTTCAATGGCGGTACTTACTGCTTCTTTTACAGATTCCCATGCAGTCTGTACTTTCTCCACCAATCCACTAAAAAAGCCTTTGATAGCGTCAATAACCGTACCAAAGACTTCCTTTATTTTTTCCCAAGCATTTGTGACTGCTTCTCTGAATCCATCATTGGTATTCCATAGTGTGATCAGTGCAACCACAAGCCCTGCCACAAGCGTGACTATAAGAACTATAGGGTTAGCATTTAATGCAGCATTGAAAAGCCACTGTGCAATAGTAGCACCTTCGTTTGCTGTTTTGTATGCTGTCCATGCTGTTGTTATGGCACTAATCAATGATGATATTGCCATTGCAACCTTTAAGGTTACGAACCCGGCAGCAACTCCGGCTATAAGTGGTGACCAATCCTTGAACGTTTGAATAATCTTAGGCACATCTTCAATAAGACCACCTAGTTTTTCAAGGAAGTTTTCAACACCGTCCATTCCTTTTTCAAAGAATGTTGTAAAATCAATTTTTTGAATCCAGTCAAATACCCTTTGTAGGGCATCACCGACAGACGTTGCAAACGCATCCCAGTCTATTGTTTCCATCCAGTCTGACAACTGCTGTAAAAATCCCATAACAGTAGGTGCAAGTTTTGAACCTACTTTTGTAAGGATATTTTCAAACAATGCCTGTACTGAACTCCATGAACCTGATATTGTAGTACCTGCTTCAAGTGCTGTTGTTCCGGTTATACCTAAGTTATCCTGAATCTTGTGAATAGCTTCAATCATTTGGTCAAACGTTACGTTATCCAAACTTTCAATCTTTTCACCAAGTACACCTGAATCATTTATCAATCTGATCATTTCAGACTGTGTACCACCATAACCAAGTTTCAGGTTATCCAACATCGTGTAATTTTGCTTTGCAAAACCCTGATAAGCGTCCTGTATAGAACCTATGTCAGTACCCATCTTGTTAGCGTTATCTGACATATCTGTGATAGCAAGGTTGGTCAGTTCAACCGCTTTTGCAGTATCACCGCCAAGACCCTGAATCAGTGAAGCAGCAAATGACGTTGCTGTATTCATGTACTGATTTGAACTCATCCCGGCCGTCTTATATGCCTTTTCAGCATAGTCAATCAGTTTACCGGAACTGTCTTTGAATAGTGTTTCAACACCACCAACCAACTGTTCATATTCAGCATAGTGACCAACCGCTGATTTTGTCACATCTGCCATTTTTTCAGCTAACTGTGTACATCCTGAAATTACTTTTGTGATTGCTGTAGATGCTAAATTCGCAAGCGTGGCTTTCCATGTCGTAAATCCACTGTCTGCATTCTTGGCAGCTTGTCCGGCATCTTCTACTGAATCACCTGCACCATCTGCCTTTTTATCAACATCTTCCAGTGTTTCAGCTGTGTCCTTTGCAGACTTTGAAACCTTTTCAATGTTGTTCACCGCATCAGCGTAATTGATCGTTATTTTTCCGACCAACGAAAAAATATCCAACGATTAGCCACCCCCTTTCAACGGTGGCACGAATCCATTCAGAATTTTATTTGCCTTTTCCACCTGTAACTTAATCTGTGCATTGTTCATTGTCTGTTCAGTTTGTTCAGTCTTTTCAACTTTCGGTGCTGTACTCATAAACCGCTGTTTAAATTCTTCAAAATTTCCAACATCATCAGCAAGTGGGTTTGCTGTGATTGCACAGTATAAGTCCCACTGTTTATCTTCATTGTCCTGTTTCAGGACTGTTCTAACAGTAGCGTCTAATTTCCCCCGGCTGATTGCTTTATCTAAATAGCTGTAGGGGTTACCATATCTACGGTTGCAGCATTCATCGAATCGTTCTGTTCCGTACCCACTAATTCGGCAACACCCTCGAAAAAATCCATAAGATCATCTTTCTTAGCAAAATCTTTCACCATGACAACAAACTGTTTCAGCTTGAATTTCTTCACATCATCAGCAGTAACCGCTGTACCGTTGTCCCACTCCATACAGTTAGCAAAAAACTTACAGATTTCATTTCTTGCCTTTGAAATGTTCTTGATCAGAATGCCACACACCTTCATAGCAATGACAATACCAACTTCTTTCATATCTGTACCGGATTCCTGCAACTGCTGAATCTCGTCTTTGTCAAATGCACCAATGACCTGTTCTACTCCGATAACTGCAAGAACCTCACAAAAGTCAAATGCGTTATCAACTGTTAAATCCTTAAATCTGAAATCTGCCATGATTATTTATCCTCACTTTCTTTTTTCGATCTGTTTCTTCTACCACCTTTTGCAGGTTTATCCTGTTTTGGTGCAGATGTTTCTTCATGTTCAACAGGTTCAGTCTGTTCACTTGCTGTTTCCTGTTCCTGATCTTCTACCTGTTCAGCAGATACAGCAGGTGTTTCCTGCTGCACTACTTCATCAGAAATATCAACCACAAACATTCCTTTGTCCTGAATTTCTGCAAATCTCTCTTCTGTCATATCCAGTTTTTCACCGATCACATGACCTTCACCTGTGTACTTGTCTGTATATTCTCTTACTACTACAATTCGCATAATTCACACCCCCCTACACAACAGCGTTTGGATAGTAAATAGCAATATCCAACTTGTTTAAGCTGTCGTTTTCAAGATCAGCTGTACACTCAAACTTGACAGCAAATGTTGTCTGTTCAGCGTTCTTTGTTTCCAGTTCAAACGCTTCTGTGCAGAGTGCGTTCGGTAAAATAATAATTACATTTTTACCGCTTGAAAGTGTTCCAACATATGCAACATTTTCAAGATAATCTGCTTCTGTGATGTTTTCCTTAGATACATATTTGACATAGGTTGTATCTTCGGAAGTGGATTTTACAAGGTGTAATGCACTTACAAGAATATCTTCTGTAAGTTCTGTCATCTGACCTTCAAGTGTGGCAGATTCACCAACCTTCTGTTTACTGACACCTTTGATCAGCACCGTTGCACCGTCCACCTCAACATCAAGCCACTGTGCCTCATAGTTGAACTTAAGACCCCCGGAAGTTGCACCAAGTGGTGTACCAGTCCAACCATTGCTTGATTTCTCATACTTAAGATTTTTGTAAATGACACCTGCACCCAAGATCATATTCTTGATAGTTTCAGATGTAATACCATGCTTTTTTAAGCCCATTCTTTTATGCTCCTTTCCACTCATTTGTGTTAAGTGTTATCGTAATTCTAAAAAGGTCTTCTTCACCTGTTGGAATCATTAAACCGTTCAAATAGGTAATAAAAAAAGCAGTTCCTTCCTGAACTGCCCTTAAATCTTCAAATACTTTTTTTAATTTGTCATTTATTTCTGCAAGCGGTAATTTTGACCCCCTTGACCAACCGTCAAGTGTAAACACACCGCCTGTATATCCGTCCTCTAATCTGTGTTCAGTTTCATTGAACGAACCGACAAAGTAAGGATAGCTAATTTCACCTGTCCATTCACCAAATTCATAGGGAATACCAAGTTGATCAAGCTGATCAGAAATAAAACCAAGCATATCAACCATAATTAACCCCCTAAATTCTGTTTAATGACATTTACAAGCTGTTTCTTTATCTTTGGGGCTACACTCTGAAATGCTTTCGTGAGTGGTTGTCGTGGTGTTTTTCCGTAAGTATGGTAAAATTTACCGTCTTTCTTACTCTTATAAACCCAACCGCCTTTTCTTCCATCACCATGCAGTGCATATTCACCAGTACCAAATTCTTCCCAAATCGCATTTTCAAGGTCTGAACCTACAGCAACAGTTGATTCATCTTTTCCTTCATCAACCATATATTTGTAAGACCCCTTTGTTTGTCCGGTATCAACCCGGCTGTTCCTTTGGGTCTGTGCCTGTATTTCACCACCTGCTTCGTGAAGGAATCCAATAACCCCTTCCGATAATGCAGCTTTAATTTTTGCTGTGTTATCTGTAAACTCAACTGACATACTACTGACCCCCTATAAATCTTAAATAGATTTCTAAATGATCATGCATATTCATAGGGTCATCAATCAGAAGGATTTCATACACTTCACCATTTACAACCATTCTTGCATTGTCACTTGTCACATTAACGGTTTCCTGTTCATCCGTCTTACTGATCACACCTGTCAGAAAACTGAATGGATTCCAAACCCAATCAGTTGACAAATTCTTAAGGTTGGTAAAGTCACACAAGAAAATGTGTGTACTTTCCTGAACCTTGGCATAAAAAGTTGTGTGCTTTGAATCACCTGTTGATAAGTCCAACCAACCTAAGATTGATGTACAATCAACCCATGTGTTTACACGCTCACCTATGGCATTTTTAGCACCGTTCTTTTTTACCTGTAACAATGCTTGAATGTTACCGCCAACGCTCATATAATCAGAATCTAGCCTTTATATAAGGCTTTAAGAATCCAAGTAGGGCAACAGGATAGCCCATAACCTGATTGTTAGCATCCTGATCAAAGTAAGTTGCACTGTATCTTGACAGCGTTTCAGACTTGACCCCGGTTTTCGGTCTGTTCTTAATATCCCACTTAAGCAGTTCAAGCACACCTGCACGAATATCAGCCGGATATTCAACCTTAGTGATCAGGTTTGTACTTTTATACAACTCCTGATTAACTCTGATGAAATCATCACCAATTTCAGTAATGGTATACAGTCCATCATTCACCATTGACTGTGAAATCTGAACTGTATCACCCACTTTTAAGAAATCTGATGTTCTAAGCAAACGATTACCCAAACTATCAGCGGTAAAACGAACAAACCGATTCTGAAAATTGTTATTAGTGTATGCTCTGATCATAAGTTCAGCAGCGTTCAGTTTTTCTTCAATCACCTTTTCATTTTGCACCGCAAATTCAGGTAATTTCATTACATCATCAACTGCTAATATCATCAGATCACCCTTTCTTAGACAACTGCTGTACCAACCTTGGACTTGATAAGACCCATCTTAACGTTCTTTGTATTGAACTTAAGGCTGTAGTTTGCAGACTTACCAAGTTCTGCATAAGTCGGTGATTCTTTTGCAATCTGATCAACTGCTAAAGAAAGACCATTCGGATGCAGCACCTTACCCTGCTTTGTATAGAACTTGTCAATACCTGCGGATGCTTCCGGGTCATAGTTGGTTGTATACTGATTCTCATAGTTGTTCTTATCGCAAGATAAAAATGCACCTTCACCAAACAGATATGTGCTGTAAACCGCATCTGTACCTGCCCCTGTAGCTGTAAATCTATCAGTTACAAGTACGTGTTTACCTGCGATAGTCGGCAATGTAATTTCTTTCTGAATTACACCGTTGACAACATACTTATCATAGTCAACCATTTCCATTTTCTTGTACTCTTTGAAGATCATGGAATGCATAACCATCAGACCAAGACCACCTGCCATATCACCAAGTGCTGCCTGTTCTGCATCGTAAATTGTACCTGCTTCAATGTTTGTCTTAGTACCTTTAGTAAGATCAAGTACATGATCACTAAGTGCTGCAACTGCTAACACTGCCTGTGCAATGTTCATCAGTTCTTTTTCCCAAACCTGACCATAATAACCTGCAATCTTATTTCTGATCAGTGTCATAGGGTCAGCACCAGTTAATTCCTTTGTGAAGTCTTTAGCCTTGAATGCTTTCATTCTCTGAATAAGCATACAAGTCTGTTTGTCACCGCTAATTTCAACAGGTGTGTTGTTTGTTTCACCATCGTTGTTCAGTGCTTCCATACCGCTTTCATTTGCGTCAATCGGTTTATAGATTGGAATTGTTGCCACGTTTCCATGCTCACCGATCAAGTCCATAATAGAACTGTCCTGCTGCACGATGCCGGAAGCAATGATTGGTGTAGTCCAGTAGTCAGCTTCCTGCATCATCCCGGTAAATACTTCTTCATCAAAAGCAAAACCGCCAAAATTTCCTGTTCTTGCCATTTAATTCACCATTTTAACCTTTCTTAGTGTACATTTAACTGTTTGAATAACTCCGGGTTTTCCTCTTTGAGTTTCATTCTTTCGTTATAACCCATCTTGAGGAACTGTTCTTTGGTAACTGTCTTGTCTTTATCTCCACCCGGCAGGTTGTTTTCAAGAATCTTTCTGCTACCACTCTGTTGCTGATTACCATTGGATGCTTCAAACATGGTAGGATGCTGTGTTTTAAGACCTGAAATCAGATCATCTTCACCTTTGATTTTCCCATCATCACCAAGTTTGATTTCACCTTTTTCCTTTGCCTTGAATACAAGATAATCAACATCAACTGCACCTGCTGCAACCAACGCAAATTTCAATGCATTTTCTGTTTTCAGTTCTGCATTCTCTTTCTTAAGGTCTGCAATCTCTGTTTCATATGCAGTGATTTTCTGCTGTGTTTCTTCGTCTTTCCCGGCTGACTTTTTCAGTTCTTCAATCAGGTTGTTTGCCTTGGTCAGTTCTGTAGTCTTACCGGAAAGGTCAGTTTCAAGGTTGGTGTATTTGTCCTTAGACACATAACCACCATCAGTAAGGTTGACCATCTTGATCAGCTTCTCTTTGTTCTTTTCATCACCGTTATAGGCATTGATTGCCTGTACCAGTTCATCATAGGTGATAGCCTTATCACCAAAAAATGCTTTTAAAAATTCCATGTTCTTCTTCCTTTCTCCGTCATGTTTTTATATCCGGTGTCACCGGGAACGGTCAACAGTTTATATCCCATGTTGCAGGGGTCATTTCAGCAGCAGTTTAAACGTCATGAGCCTTTTTCGGACAAAATAAAAGACACCCTTGCGGATGCCTTAAAAATACTATTTAACCCATAGTTGGGAGATAATCAGGATCACCATACCTTTCTACAGTACCAAGTGAATGTGCAACGCTTTCATGTTCCTTTTATCCCCCTTTCTGACCTTATATAACGGTCATATAGGTAATAAAAAAGCAAAGGTGCAGAATTGTATACCTTTGCTTTTTAATCTCTGTCTTTGAAGAAATCAGCCCAGTATGGATTTTCTTCATCAAATATTTTTTTCTGTTCGTCAGTCAGTTCATGTGGGTAATCTCTGAACATATTGAAAATATGTTTTTTGTCAAAACTAAATAACCACTCACCAACTTTTTCATGATCGTCCACCCACCATATTTTATCATCAGGGTTATTTTTATAAAATTTACTTGGTTGTGCCATATTGTCCTTTCTTCTGCTCTGAATCAGCAGTATTTATATACCCTAACAACCGTTTGAAGTCATCAGTATTGAAATCTGAATCAGCAATATCTATCATTCCATGAATCTCTTGTGACCACTTGTTTGATTTACTTGAACAACCAAAGCGGTTTACCAGTGTATAACGAACATTACCGTTAAAATCATGCCACCCACTCTGTGTAGGTGATTGAAGTTCTAAATATTGCAACACATCATCAGTTGTTTTCCTAACTATTGCTGCATGACGTCCAACATAAAGATAATATTCTTTTCCGACTTCACATTGTTTCAACAGATTTTTCCCAACAGTTGCGGTACACGCACCTTTGGCGGTTATTTTTTTAATACCCTTAGTTTCAAATAATGATTTCAGGTTATAGGTATTTGAAAAGAAACTCTGACTTTCTCCACCACGGAAATCTAAAACATTCCACCCCTGTTTTTGTCCGATATATGCCAAACCCAAAGATGCACATGAACCACCTGTAAGGTCACCACCTGATAAAGTCTTTATGATTTCATCAGATGTCATTTTTATTTTTTGATTTTCAATAGCATTGTATGGTACTTTCAATCTGTCATTCAATGTTTTGAAAAATGCATCATATGTTGAATCATCTGAACCTTTCGGTTTAGATAGTGTTTCCACTTTCATTGTATCAGCATTGTCAGGAAGTTTCAAATACTTCTGTTTGAAGTCCTCAAAATCTTTTGATTTATCCAATCCAAAGAACGCTGCACGTTCTTGTAAGGTCTTTAGTTCGTCATCGTCTAAAGCCCATTTTGCACGTTGTAACAGACAGCACCGACAGTTACAAACGTTCCTCGCAGAACCACCAACACCGGGTGCTTGCATTTTCTCACCGCCAACATCAAACGGTTCATCAATTTCCCTGATCTGTCCGTCACATTCCCGGTGTTCATCCCTTGTACGTCCGTCAAGTGTGGAATCCCACTGTTTGACTATATCAGCACCTTTTTTCTTTGCACCATGCTGACCGTCAAGGGCTGCTTCATTCTGTATTCTATGCCCTTCTGTCCGGGCAATACGAATTGCATTATTATATGCCTTACGAAAAGGGCTGTTCATACCCTTAGCAATCCTTAGTGCCATTTCATTCCAAGTTGAACCGCTTGCAATCCCTCTTGAAAGTTCAGCACGAATTGACCGCTTAAGGTAACCAACGTCTTCACCAAGTTTGGTATACAAACCGCTTGACAATTTACTATCTGTACGAACTGCCTTGACAACCTGATCTTGATTGATTGGCACAACCAAAGGTATACCGCTAAGATGCAGGTCATAATACATACCAACATAACCATTGATATATGACTGCTGTAGATAATCAGCTATTGTTGTAAACTGTCCTTCATGCAGGTCATACAAGATTGATTCAATCTGATCAACCATAATCTGCTGATATTCTTTTTGGTATATGATGCTTTGCAGATTTTCAATGTCTGTCCTTGCAGACAGTTCCCTGATTTTCTGCTCACAATCCTTTTTTGCCTGTTCATATACCAATTCTAACAGCTTGATTACTTTCTTTTCATCGTTAAGCTGTGTCTGTTGTACTTCCTTCTGTGCCTTGTTCACCTATTCCACCACCTTCATCATCCGGTATAATAGAATCAAGATCATCTTGCACCTGCTGCACCTTATCAGCTTCATTATCCGGCAACTTGTCCTTCACATCTTCATAATCAATATCAAGAACATCACAAATATACTGAATCGTCAGATCATCACCAAAAATCTGTGCCAGTGATAACAGGGTGTTGATTTGCACCTGTTGTTTCTGTGCTTCTGTAAGTTCATTCTGTTCATTTTCCTGTTCATTTGACATTACCTCATGGGTGAACTCAAAATAAACATCTGTGATCTGATAATCTGTACCGTTCTGCTGATTGATTTCATCAATGCATACCGCCACGATCTTACGCAAGAACCGCTTGATATTCCTTTCAAGGTGTTTACATCTAAGATCAAGCAGTGAATAAGCTGCCTTGATTGCAATATTGGTTGTTGCTGATGTATCTTTCAGACCTGACAGATTCAGACCCATACCAAAACGGTATATGTTCTTTTCATCCAGTTCCAACTTAACCTTCCGGGCTTCATACGGTACATCTACTGTATGTACTTCAATACCACCATCTGAACCAACACCAACAATCTTTTTTGTCTTAAGATTCTGCTGCAATTCATCAAGGTTATCACCTTCAAAACCTTTGACCGCATATAATGGGTGATCAAAGTCAATCAGGTTATTGGAAAGACTGGATGCCATAAGGTCATAATCATCAATCAGGTCTTTTACTGCTTTCAGATTGCTGAACTGTTTCTTGTTATTATCTAACCGGAAGAATGGCAAGAAACCAAGTGAATCAATATAAGTATTATCATCACCGTCAACCTGATACAGTATGTGTGGTCTTGGGTTTACCTTGGCTTTATCGTCAAGCTGTATTTCCCCTTCATCAGTCTGAACATAGTAAACTACCTGTTCATCATCCCAATCCATGATTTTCTTGATTCTGTGACCTTCCTTGTCAACCCGGTCAACGTACCAGTAAATTACATGGTCTTTTTCATCCTCTGCAAACCGGGCTTCTACTTCTACAACACCAATACTGTCAGCACACGTGAATTTCAGCTTGTCAGTGCTGTCTTTCATAGCGTACATATAAGCAAAACCCTTTGTCTGACAGTCCGTAAGTGTTTCTGACAGTTCATCAATAAAATCATCGTTATTGTTGAATCTTGCATCAAGTTCACTCTGTAGTTCAGGTACATCACTGAATACAAAACCATCTGAACCTGAAAGGGTATACTGTGTACCCTGTTCTGTCAGTTCCTTGAAGAATGGGTGTGGTATTCTTACATTTGCCCGGCTTGTATCTTCCACAAGTTGACCGTCAGAATTAAAATAAAACATTCTATAATTTTTTATATCGTGATCACCGTCAAAATAGCGTTCACCTATTCTTGCAAAATGCTTTTTCACTGATGCAGCATCTTCATCAATGAACATCTTTATTTCTTCGACTGTAAGCACTTGTCACCCCACCTTTCTATGATTTGATTTGTAAGGTCAATGATTTCATCCCCATGAACACCGAAAAAATCACACATTGCTTCTTCACCTTCAACAGTGTGACCGTATGAGAACATAAAAGCATGAACCAATTCATGAATCAGCGTTGAACGTGTCACTGATTCAGAACGTCCGTCCATAATGCTGATCAGAAGTTCCTTATATTCGGTCAGTCCAAAATTATAGCTGTCCGGGTCAGGGTTCATTTTTTTTGCATTTGCATCCACCAGTTTGACCTTCCATACATCATTGTGAATCTTTATTTTCATGATTTTAACCATACAGCTATTTGTATAACCAACCGCTGCCTTTCTTGATATATTTTTCTAATGCATACCGCATTGCATCCATAAGATGATTGAAGTCATCAATAGGGCGGTTCAGTTTATTACCGAACTTGTCCTTGTCCCAAGTATAGTTGCTGATCTCCGTCAGGAAGTTCACACATCTTGGATGTATGATGATTTCAAAGTCCTGAATGAACTGAATACCGCTGTTGATGCTGTCCTTACCTTTTTCAGCACCTTTGACCCTAAGACCATAACCCTTTAACTGATCAATAGACTTTGGTTCTGCTGAATCCGCTGTGATTCTTTCCTTTGCATAGCCCATATCAGTGATGTTCTGATATATTCGCTCATTGGAAAGACCTGCACTATACATTTCATCCCACACGAATATCTTTTTGTTCTTCGTGTCAATGAATCCACAAAACAATGCAGATGGGTCATTCGTATAACCAAAGTCCAAACCAAAGGCTGAATCAATCTTGTATTGCTGTCTGATTTGTTCCAGTGTAAAGGCTTCTTCATGCCAGTTCTCATATACAAGACCGTCAACAATACCCCAATCACCAAGACCTGCCACTGCATAACGTCTTGGGTTCTGTTTCCGCATGGTTTCAAAAACCTTAAGATCAGCTTTATCTAACCATTCGTTGCACTTGTAGTTTGTGGTCAGTGCAAGGGTTTCATCGTCAGGGTTGTCAAAAAACCGCTTCTTCAACCAATGGTGTTCGTTCCAAGGGTTAAATGTTACGGTAATCTGTTTGAACAGGTCTGAACCTTCCGGGATTGCACCACGAATAGATTCATCAAGCATATTGAAATCGTCCTCTGAACTAATTTCATACGCTTCTTCAATCCACATCCAACACAATACACCCTGATCAACAGTGATTGATGTTACTTTCAGTGGGTCATCCAGTCCCCTGAAATAAATCTTTTGACCTGTTGGCTTATACGTCATTTCAAGGGGTGACTCTTTTATATCCCAAAAAGCATCAACACCAAGTCGATGTATAGCCCATTTCAGTTCAGTAAAACAGGAATCTTTTAGTGTTCTGTAAGTTTTTCTGACAACTAATGTGTTCGCATCAGGGTACTTCATCATATTGGTGATGTACCATAATGCTGTAGTCTTTGACTTCTTAGATGCACGTGAACCTTTGACTGCCCGGTATCTACCTTTCCACCGCCAAAATGTACCGTAACCCTTACCGACTACTTCCGGCAGTTTCACATTGACCTTACCGGACTTTGTAGCCTTGTAATCTTCCGGCATCAGAATGAACTTCTGATAACCAAATACATATTGACTTGATGGCTGCCTATATTTAGTCCTCAAGTGCGTCTGCTCCTGAAATAACAATAGGGGCTGTCACATTCACATCTAACTTATCATTCCACATACCTAAATGTTTACCAAGCAGTTCAAGGGCTTTCATCTTGGAAGCAATCTTGACTTCTCTTTCAACACTTCCACCAAATTCATTATCAGATTCCTTATATTTGATTGATTCAATACAGGAAAGATCATCAGCAGATGCATCCTGTTTGATTCTTCCGTTACTATCAACAACGTCTGTCATTCGGACAAATGCGATTTTCGCAAGCTCTAATACAACCCTATCCTGATTCACTCCGGTTCTTCGTGACCGTTCTGCCATGTGTTCAGCAATAGCCTGTTGAATATTAGGTTTTGTCAAGTTTTCACATCCGATTGCGTCCGCTGTTTTTACTGAATAACCTGCCCTAATAGCTGCCTGTGTTGCATTCAGGTCAATCAGGTATTCATCAACAAAACGTTGCTGCTTTTCAGTTAATTTGCCTTTTTTTGCCATAACAACACCGCCTTTCTATTATTTTTATAACAAAAAGTGCTGCAAGGTAGAAGGTTTTAGCACCCTTGCAGCACATAAGACAATAAGCAATATAATTTTGCATAAAAAATTGCAGGTAATAAATTACCTGCAAAAATTTTTGTACAGCATACACTATAAAAGGTCTGCTTGTATTTGTCAAATATGAAATGATTGGTTTTATGTCAGATATGTAAGGTTTTTATAGGTATCTTCAAACGCTGAAAGTGCCTTATTATGCAGTTCTACAGTATATGAATAAGATTTTTTCATTTCCTGTGAAGCAACCTTTACTGTTTTAAACTGCACATACACTTTTGTAAGAATCTGAATCATATTCTTGTCACGCAATCCCCGGATTTCCTTAATGATCTGCTTCTTTGCATCAACAAACTGATCTATTTCTTCATTGATGTGTTGGTCAAACATGGTATACCTCACTACATCCTTACATAACTTATCACCTACAGGTGAAGTCTGCACTTTGTCCCGGCTGTAATCAATACCGCCTGCACTGCATACATTCATTTTCATATCTGACAGCGTGGCAATATCATCATTTATCTGCATATCTAACACTTCAAGCTGTTTCAGATATTCCCTTGCACTTAATTTCTTCTGATCACTCATTTTTACCTCACTTTCTACGGTTGGTTACACTTCGGTTACGGTTAAAAATAGCCTAAAAAGTGCTTCAATCCCTTATAAATCAAGGAAGTTACGGTTTCTACGGTTACGGTTAAAACTCTATTCTCTATATATTCTTATTTTTACTAAGTTCTATACTATCATAAAATACTAATTATTAAAGAATGTACTTTTAACCGTAGACAACCGTAACCGCCAGTATTTACAAGGGTTTCAACCGTAACCCTTAACCGTAACCAACTGTAACTTTACCGTAACCACTACCACAACAGCACTAATTGGTGTATCGAACTAATGAAACACCTTACCTGATTTTTTATGTTTCAATGTCACCCTTCCAACAATTTCAAACCCGGCAATGTCAACAATGTTCCTGATCACTTGAATCAGTCTGTGGTTACGGTCATTTAGTTCTGCATTTTCTTCCCTTTTGACTGTTGCCATTGCTGCACCTGCTGTTGGGTCAACATATCCTTCACTGTTTCTATATGTCATAAGCGTTTTATATCCTTTCCATGAATCTGTTCATTATGTGTTCAGCAAAATTTAAAGGCAATGAACTTTTCTTTGGTACATCAAATACTTGCAAGAAATAGCCCTTTTTACTGTCTTTTTCATAGCAAAGACTAAGTTTATACCCAAGTTTTGTCAGTTCAGTGTGACGGTCAACCAAGTCTTTCATACTGTAGCACTAAATAAAATCCCCTACTTTTAAATCATTTTTCATTATCATTTTCCTTTCTGACTGTTTTCATCAGTATGCAGTCACCAATATAAAATACTGCTATCATAAGCATATTCAGGTCTGTTATTTCAGCACCATGAAAACCACAATAAAGTATGAATCCAAACCACAATGCACTCATTCATCATCACCACCATTCACCGGGCAGTGATCGCAATCACCCATTGCAGCACCAAAACAACCCCAACAATCATCAATTTCTTCCGTCTTTGGTTTGTACTTTTTTGCTGCAACAGCTAATGCCATTACTACAGCACCAAGGATTAACCCAACCGTAAGACCAACGCAAAAACAAACCGTACCTGTTAATACTAACTTTTCCATACCGTCACACCTTTCTGAATATCCTGTGATATTGTCAATATTGGTTTACACTTTATTCTCAAGAATGTTCGACCTTATGCAGCCCCCTGCAGTGAAGCATAGTAT